TTGCAACCCGGACCAAATGTATCAATTACTCCAAAATCTATAATACTATTTTCAACATTGGATACAGCAAACTCATTTGCTTTAATCTTCATGTATACACCCTGTGGGACAGTAGTGTCAGGCACAGTAATAAAGTTCTCTTGCTTAGATTGTTTTTCTAATACTGTAGCAGACACACATCTATTTAATGAACCATTTGAATCTACTTTTACTTTGAGTATGTCGCCTTCGTCAACCTTCTGAGCGTTCTGACCTTCAAGCAAAAAGTAGCTATCTGATGTGACAGGGTCTGTAAAAAAGAATCGTGAGTATACATTAAAATAATTCTCTTTGTCAGGCTTGATGCAAAACTTGTATCGTGTTGCCCATGCAGGTGCAATCTGTGATGATGGAATATTGACAACTATATGATTTGCTAAGTCAGATGCTGAGCATGGCACGTATACCGTGTTTTCTGTACTTACCAATGCTGTTGTGCTCCTGCCATACTCATCCATGTATATCATGCCAACCTCATAGCTCCTGTCGCTATGCAAGCTTGTAGGTGATGCTATCTTCTGAAATGTTGCATCAGCGGATAATATCTCATAGTATTCAAATGTATAGTTCGCAGGATTTGTAGGGTCGTCAAATCTCATAGCCAACAACTGAAACACTATAGTTGTAGGTGTTATATCATCAACAAATATATCTCCTTGCACTGATGCAGGAGGTGTTATTACAATGCCTATATTACTTACAGTCTTGTTCAGACCATCCAATGTCTGAGGTATAACACAGTTAAAGTCATCGGTAAATGTAACGCCATTACACGCATTTGTTACGGGCTCTACTCCATTAAGTGATATATCTCCAATCCTATTCCTGAAGTCTGCACTATTTACAAGCTCAGCAACACTATTAAAGTTTTGTGTTAGTACATACTGAAAGCTTATTATAGTATCTTCAGTGGTCTGTGTAGGTGTAACGGTGCCTGTAAAGCTGTGGTGTGTAAATTGCAATGTAAGCTCAAATGATGAGCCTGCCACTAAGTCTACACCCGCAAAGTCAATCTCTACCCGACAATTAGAGATATTCAATCCCGGATTTCCACTGTCAACAAAATAGATGCCATCTGATAGTGTTTCAGTTAAACTCTCTGCCCCAACATCTTCTGAAACTAATGCTGTAACGTAATCTATTTGTGTGGGCTGTCCTGATGCAGCTATTAAGTCATACTGCTCTAAGTAGTTACCATAGAAAAGTCTGCCCCCCATAATAGTCTGTGCTTTAGCAAGACGAGGTACATTATCATACAATCTAAGTATCTCAGATGATGGAAGTACCGTATATATCTTGCTATTATTAAATGTATAGTCATACATTGTATTATCTACAAGACCTAACTTATTCTTATCTAACTTTTCAATAACACGAATAATCCCATTGGTCATATCCTTCCATAGTAAATCTATGCCAACCACTAATGGACCACCCGACATATACTCTATCTTCGCCTGCTGTGCTAAGTTTAGCATACCATCATTTAGCCCTGTACCATAATTATAGTCAAATGGGCTTGGTATAAATGCAGGAGGTGAGAACTGTGATGTCGCTGAGTATTGACCATCAGCGTATCTATATCTATATGCAAAGCATATAAATCTATCTTCAATAAAATTATTCTGAGTTGTCGTAATCTGAGGCGTTACATTAGGCGATGTCAGTGGTGGCTTTTTTATTACAAGTAATGCTTCTGCACTTACACCATCTACCCCTGCCGATGGATAATCATAGCTCCTATCTATATTTATACACCTCGGTGGATTTATGTCGTCTGTAAAGAATAATAGCTTTTCATCTACAAGGTTTACTCCTGTGATAAGATATGTAGGATTAAAGTTTAGTGTGGTATTAGAGCCACCCCCATCATTAATACTAATAACGTGATACGTCAGTGTATTAACCTGTACATTAAATGATACGATAAGGTCTAATTTTCCTGTCGGGCTTGATGCAAAATTTGAGTCGTGGATAAACCAATATATTGTTTCGTTTGCTCCATCTTCATATGCACCAATACATCGAGCGTCATCACTTAGTGATGTACCATTATACTGTAGGTCTGTTAGCTGTGTGTTCCCCTTGGTGTTTTCTAATGAACCAATGTCAGAATTCTCAGTAGAACCTAATCGTATATTTAATGCATCAACATATTCTCCCGTAGGTAAAAGTCTCTCATCGATACTTTTATTCATTATCCCACGTATAAAATTTCTTTCTATATTAGCCATACTACTTTAGCCATTTATTTTGTCCTCTAAGATTCATTAATAACCTTCCCGGATGTATATTGCTTATTCTTATCTTAGCATTTCTTAATAGAGAAAACTTACGTCTTCGTGCCCTTGCAATCACATACTCTTGTACGTTTAGCTTAGAACTTAATATAGCATACTCTATCGCAGCATATATATAATCTTCAAACATTTTATTGACAGTAATCAGCGAGTTATCTCCGCCTTCCATTCCATCAGATACATACTCAAGTACCACACTTTGGTTTGCCATGTCAGAACTAAAGTTTATAACACCACCTTTCTTGTCTATACTAAACGTAGGATTAGCATTTGCTGTCTCTGTATTTAATCCAAATCGTGCACCTATGTGATAATCAAAATACCACTGCCCATCGCAGTAATATCCCTCACATCCATTGAATGGATTAGCTGAGTTTAGATATATAGACTTCTTAGAGCCTTTTATTCTATCTAAATCTAAATTAGAATACTCAGGGCTTAGTGCATTGCCTTCTGCATCAAATAGAATATTACAGTTATTGTCTTGTAGATATGCACTACTCCAATTTGTCTGTATGTTTTCTGTAAGTGGATATAGCATCCCATCCTTATACACAGAGATTCGAACCCAATTCACATAGTCAGATGGCAATACATACCTTAGCGTGTTACATACCGTTAGCTGCAATATCTTAATCTCTTTGAATGCATCATAGTTAAGTTCTTGTATCGCACGTTTGGCATGAAATAGTACCTTAAATCGCTCTTCATTGTTTACAAGGTTGTGATTCCCTGCATACATCAACATAAAATTATTGACTATGTCCTGTAGTGATACATACTGATATGACCCCCAATTAGCATCCTGAGGGCTATTACCATTATTGTCGTAGTATTCATATTGTGAAATATATGCCATAGTCTATTATTTTTCGTCTTGGTCTTCCTTTTGTTCTAATCCCTGTCCAAACTGAACTGCTGCAACTTCTCTAATTGACATCCCTGCGTACTGTAGTATCTTTAATACTAATGTAGGCTCATCTGAAATTGGTAACTCAAAGTCCTGAAAGTCAGGTTGAGATTGGTCAAATGAAGGCTCTCCTCCAATCAATGTGATATACGTCCACTTAGGGTCTTTTGGGTATCTTATGTATTGACACTGAACTGCACCTATCGTATTTATACTTGCGGGGAACAGTGTTATGTTTGGCTCTTGATGTGTATATGCAGGGAACAGTGTCGATGGTGATGTCAGCAGTGAATTGTTCAACATAGTAATCTTACTATGAGATACCTTCTCTGCCTCACTCACTACACCACTATCGTATATAACGTACCCTTCCGGGAATGCCTGAAATATATCTGCAGGATTCCCATTGCCATCTGTCAATACAAGTGTATCTGTCCCAACAATAGACTCAACATACGCTGTCTCATTTGTTGTCGTATTGCCTACAATACTACCCACCTGCACACCTGCTGCAACAAAGTTAGTTGTATTGTCAACCAATGATGATACTACAACAGATGTATTGCTTCCACTCGCCAACAGTCTTGTGTATGCCAATACTTTATTTAGTAGATAATAATTATCATTTGTAGTTGTGGGACTTGGTGTAAAAAACTTATTAGATACATTGTGAGATAAAAAGTTATCTACTGAGAATGCATCAATAACTTCCTCGTATCCCTTTCTAATATCGGCATATCCTGTACCCGATGTCCTTGCATTCTCCTTGTTTATCTGATAGTTATACTCATAAAAATAATCTTCAAATATATCTAACTGTGCCTGCTTTGCAAACAAGTTGAAATCAGATGGTGATATGTATCCGTAATTATTTTTATTAAGTATAGATAATACTGTGTTCCTAACCGAGTTTATCATTTTAAATACTTTGATACAAAGATACACAAAAAAAAAGACCCCTTAAAAAATAAGAGGTCTTGTCTTTGTAATTATTGTATTGCTACATTTGTTTTTCTAAGAATGCCAATATCTCTACTCCATCATCAGATTGAAACCAATCAGCAAGATACTGATACGGGTCCACTCCAAATGGGATAGTAGTCAATCGTTTTTTATTATTCTCTAAATTAAAATATACCTCTCGCTTCTTGTTTCTAAATGCGATAAGCTTATTGTCAAAAAACTGTTGT